TAGGACTTTGTGTTCGACACCATTATGGTCAGTCCAACGTTGAAGCATGAGATTGTTCCACGCAAATCCTTTACTATTTCTATCGTCAAATGCTTCCATTAAGCCAACTTTGTTCTTAGTGCCCTGGGTGCGTACACCTGGATAAGCACTGAACACATTGTCTGTGGGGTCGCCACGCATACATTTTTCAAACAGTATCCACTTGGGATCGGGAATCTTTTTAGGCTCTTTAGTTTTCTTGTCAATAACCAATTTGCCTTTTTTATCTAAGATACCATTTAGTGTGTGTAACTCATCACTAATGCCATTATATTGCACAACATTTTCTGCCAGTAACTGATAAAAGTCTGTGTCACTGCTGACAATTACATGCGAATCTGCAGGGTGTGCTTGTATCCATCCTGCCACCAAGTCATCTGCTTCCAATGCTTCGTGCCGGAGAACAGTACAATTGGACTTTTCTGTAAAGAACGTTTTGAGTTCGTCAAAAGTTTCCCAAAATAGTTTATCTTCTTCTTGTTCGGCTTCTGTGGCCGCGGCTCTTTTAACTGCACGGTTTGCTTTGTACGGGGCATAAAAGTCCTTGCGCCAGCTGCGTCCCTCCAAACAGATCACGACATGATCTGCCTTTTGTTCTCGATATGCTTTGGCAATTGAGTTTAGTGTGACATGCGCGGCGAAACCCAATCTATCCCAAGTGTCTGCTTGGCGACTGGCTGAGTGTCTTGCACGAAAGAAAGTATTAGCTGCGTCTACAATTAGGTATTTCATGTCATTATAATAGCATATTATCCATTCCGTGTCAAGCAACTTTGGACAATTTTGGGATATAAAAACTCAGCCCATGCCTCATGAGCATCTGCGCCAAAATGGTAACTATTGGAATTTACCGTTTTAAACCCTTGATTCTTACACCAATTGTAGTAAGTGTAGTCTTTATCATACGGTTCTAAGTAGCACTCATCCCAGTCCAATTTTTCAACATTGTTGAACGGTTCAAAGCAGGTAAAGAAGTAATGTACCACACCGTCATTCAATAATTTACGATGAAAATTATATATAGCCCTGTGTGCTTTGTTGATTTCTGCTTGGTAGTTTAATTTTAGAGCCCAATTTTTATATCGATCCTTGATGGCTTGTGGCCAATCTTCACCAATACCTCCGGCATTGATTTGCCAGAATTTATTAGTTCCATCATCCCACCATTCCTCACGTTCCCACGTACTCCATCCAATTAAAAGTAAATCTGGGTTACCGTAGTCACGTAAGTAATCCTGTGTAGTGCGGTATATTCTACTGTTACTACTAGCACTTTCTGCATCACAATGTAGTATGGCACCTAACTTATTTGCTATATGACACCCATAACTCACACGTTCGTTGTCGGGGTGCGGTCTGCGCCCCATACTCCACAATAACGGATCATCGTTTGCAAACGCATATGAGTTAACTGCTTCTGCGGCAGCACTATGACTATCGCCATTGACATAGATTAGCATTCTTTATATATAGGATTGGGGAATGAGACTTCAAACACATGGTATGTGGCACCATCTTGTTCTTTAAGGGTTTCTAAAGTACGATTATGTTCGGCCTCGTCTCGAGTTCGATAAAATCCGGACCCTATATAACCACTGGGGGGAGTAACGCCGGTACAGTGTAAATTAATACCACCTTTAGTTGTCATCTTAATCAATTGATAAAAGATTAACGTTTTTGGTATAGGTAGCCCGTCCATTAACTTGCCTCTGTGCGCCCGTTACCAACATCACGCTTGTCTATTACTCTAGGACGGGCGTCTACTGGTTGATTGGCTTCCCATTGCTCGTAGTTTTCCGCCACAACGTTGCGACATACTTCCTGGAACCAACGATCTACTATGATGCCTTCGTCTTCTCCGGGTTTACTTTGGTATCCTGCACGAACTAGTTTAGTGATAAATTTATCATTCCAATCTAATTCAAATGCACCATTACCAATATTGTCCGGATCTAGTTCTACTTGGATTACACTAACCCAGGGTTCACCTGCCTCTGTTGCAAGTTCCTTGGCAGTCTTTTCAACTACCGCAGGCTTTTTAACTGTCTTTTTGGCCGCAGGCTTTTTAACTGCGGGCTCTGCTTTAGGTTTTCTTGTTGCCATATTTGTCCTTTATTTTATTTAACGGGTCGTGTTAACAACCATAATAAATGTTCTTCACCGCTGTGCCAATGATGTTCGTATATAGGTTCATCAGGACCAGTGTACATAGCAGTGCCTTGATAAGCTCTTTCAAAAAATATACTACGACCTGATCTTGCACAACGCCTGGGCCATAGTGCAAACTTCAGCTTCCACTGAGCACGATAATAAAAATGATCTAGGTCACTGAGTATATCTAGTGGCAATTAAGTGCCCCACTCTATTATTAAATTGTATCCTGCATCTCTTATTTTATCTTTGTACATCAAAGTCTTCTCGTATAAATCTTTCATTGGTATCTTTACTACCGGGTGAATCATTTCTGGGTCATAGGTTTGTATGCTATTTAATGATAAATGGGGAATTTAATTACGTAGACCATGCGTTCTTAAAAAGTGGAACTTGAAGCCTGTCACTATAACGCCATCCACGTTGCATTGCTGCAAGAGCTACATTCTTTGCATTTAAATTGTAAACACTTTCTACGCCACCTACAGGCATCAAGTATACATGTCCGACAAAGCCAGCGTCACGATATGCTTTTACTGCACGTTCTGCATCTAAAATATCCTGTTCTGTAGCTACCACAAACTTCAAGTATGCAGTACCAAACCATTCGTATTCACATACAATTTTAGGTTGTATTGCTTCTTCCCATGACTCACCACTTGCAGGAAGTTTTGCACTCACACTAAAAGTAACTTCACGTTGTTTATTTTGATTACGCCATTTAAACAAATACTTCTTAAAATCATCTGAGAGTTTTTGTGTACCATTTGTTTCAAATGTAATTTCTTTTAGCCCAGTCATATCAGGATGATCTAATAAATCAGGATATTGACGTTGCCATCCCAGTAAGGGTTCACCGCCGGTAATGACTAGATGTTCGTCTTCCCACCCCTTGTGAGGTAGTATGTCCATAATCTGATTGGCAATCGTATCAGTATCAAGCACGGGACTAAGATGCTTAAACCTAGGATCCCAACTAGCATAACTATCACATCCAGTAGATACCAAAGGCAACGCTTTATAATCTGTGTAGTCATCAGGATTGATTTTAATATATTCTTCACTTGTTTCTCCTCGCGGCATGCCAAATCCAGCACATTTAAAATTGCAACCAAACACACGTAAAAATACACTAGGAACACCCATGTATCTTCCCTCGCCCTGTACACTATAAAATAATTCTGCTACTTTTAATTTACTCATATATCTTTGACCATTTCTTTAATTTTGCTTGTTTGTTGCGTTTAGCTAATCCTAATTGAGTAGGATCAAGGATTTGCTTTTCTATCAAGTAGTCCACTAAGCATAATAAATCACCAACTTCCATTTCCAATGTAGCCCTGTGACTGACATTGGTATGATGACTTACTTCATCTAGGCCAAACCTACGTATCTTACTGACTTCTTGTATAACTTCGGCACATTCTTCCTGTAATATTCCCAATGCTTCTGCTATTTTGTCATTCATGCGAATAAATCCTCTCCGTCTTCTCTGTGACCTTCTCTAAACGCCATATTGCTTTGTGTTTCTCTAACCTCAACTCTATAGCACCATAGTCTATCTGCTTCGCCCTGTCCCCACATATCGGGAATATACACACCATTAACATACTTGTAAAGCATATCTGCTAAACCTTCACATCCCAGTCTTGGAAGGATTGTTAACTTGGCCAAGTTCTTTAATTCGAGTAACTTGTATGTCGACAATTCAGGATCATCTTCTGCAACCAGTAAAGCATGATCAAATTGACTTTCTAATACCTTCTTTAATTCCTTTAACCCGCCATAGTCAGCAGCCCAGTTACGCACATCCAATGTGTCTGTGCCAAAGTAAAACTTCATACTAAACGAATAGCCGTGTATCAAGTTACAATGACTGTCGGCTCGCCATTGACGATACGCACACGGAAATGCGTCGTGATATTCTTTTGTACTTGTAAATCGATAACTTCTTGCGATTGTCATGCTGTTTCTCCTATGTTAATTGTAGCATAGGCAGCAGAATTTGTAAAGCGGGAGTGATGCCTAAGACCGCTATATTAATAATTATACTATATCAGGCATTAGGTTGTCAATAATTTCTTGCTTCGATCCATACCAATTTGGTTGTGGATCACTCAAAATATACTTAGCCCTATTCTTTAATATAGTAAGGACTGTATCGTTAATTCTTGTAAAATTTGGTAAGTAATCAGTTTTTGGTCTAGCACCAACGTTGTAAAAATTTAATTTATTGTATTGTTCATCTAAATCCAAATTAAATTGGTAAACATAACTTAATGCTATTTCGGGGGTGTACATAAAAAATCCAGTTGGGTGTTTATTAGGTCTATGCAAATCCACAGTAAAGTCAATGTAGTCACAATAAAATTTTTTAGATTCAAAATCAAAGTTTATATCGCCTACTCCGGATATAATATGTCCTCCATGGTTTTCTGCATAGTCTGCAACAAATAAATTTATTAAGGTACCAAATTGGTAGCTCATTTTATGCATTTCTGGAAGATATTTTGCAAAAATTTTACTCGGCAATTCTTCAAATGATATATTAATTATAATGGGTTTTATGTTATTTTTATAACACCAATACTCAGCGAACCAAGATTCTGCTTTGTTTGTATCGGCCAAGTTTAAAATAATTGGAGTAAAAGGAATTTTGTTTTTAAATAGAATTCTAGCGCATAGCTCACTATCTAACCCCCCGCTTAGTGATAGAAATAGGGGAGAGGCTCCCCAATCTTTATAAAGTAATTGCGCATTATAATCAGCAGCTTCCTCAAAATTATCATAAAATTTTGTTGCCCGATTAGTAAACTCAAGCATAAAATTTAAATCTGGCTTTGCTACACGAAGCCAGG